CAGCTCCACACGAAGATGATTTGAATCTCTCATCGGGGTAAAACAAAAATGAACCCGCCGTACCAGTTCCGCTATTAACATTTAACTGCGCTCTGTCTAAATTAGTCCCGCTCCCCCGAACACCGCCTAGAGACCAGTTCCCGTTATACCAGGCCCCTCCCACAGCGTTTACATAACCTCCTACACTCCCATCCCCTGTGATGTTGTATAGCTTAACGGTCTTATCACCACCTTCCTGAGTAGATACGCCAATGCTGCTACCCTGAGTTACCATCAAAGTACCAGTTACATTTCCACCCGTTTTTCCATTTAACGTGCTTGTCTGGCTTATTACGGATGGCCACGATGGACCTTTAAAAGTTGTTCCATCTGGAAGCTTCACTGTGATGTTTCCGGCTGCACTGAAAACCTGCTGCCAGTTCTGTTTGTCGTAATTCAGTCCACGCAGCGCTTCTGCACTCTGAGCAACCAGCGCAGCAGTGACCATGTTCAGCGCCACGCGCGGAACCGCTGACCAGGCCGCGTCGGATTGAGTAGGTCCGGTAAAGTTGCTTACAAGCGTCAGCTGGGTATCACTATCTACCGTTTTTACTGGTAACGCGTACGGAACGCCGCCCACAGTAGAGACAATGAAGTCACCTGCAGAGAGTTCGGTTGCGAATGCAGTTCCGGAACCGCCAACAATAGCGGATCCATTTGTCAGGGTGAGTGTACCTGCCGACATAAAAAACTCCTGAGTTCAGATAATAAAAAACCCGCCGAAGCGGGTTCTTGTTTTGTTCATTTTGAACAGGTCGACCTGGTGAAGTTATTTTTGCTCACCCATCGCCAATTGAAGGGGTAGCCTGCTCTATATTCTGTCTGATTGGCTACTTTGCGCACATCGTAAATCTGTATCGACAGAACCTGACCACCAATAAGCGCTTCTGCCTCGCATAATGGTTCCTGCTTTTGCAGAACGGAACCAGAGCAAGCAGAAAGAAACAGGCAAAATGCCATCGCGAACATTATTTTCGTCATTTCACACCTTGGCTAGTTTTTATTAAGTAAAAACTAACGCAGCAGTATTGAAATATAAAATAGATATGACAGATCAATTAAGTGAATTTGATCGCTTAAAACGATCAATCATAGGCGGCGGTGTTGATAGCCGTCAAAGCTATTCCAGTCGTAGTCCCTCCCGCAGCAGAACCGGTAGCCGTTGTCGAAGGCGCGGCATTAATCCTGCTTGATGAACCATTAAACCGACATCCTGAGTAGGCTGTGATATTCACAATAGTGGGTGGTTTAGTGTTATTGTTCTGAATGATCTGGGAACCAAGAATAGCGGGAGCCACCGCATAACTCCCTGGCAAAGTGACGTCAATATTAATTCCACCTGTTGCAGCTCCTGGTGTCCCAACAGTCACGAGATCACTCAATATCCGACTCTCGTTTGTCAGGACCAGCTTTCCGGAAGCATCCCAGATAGCAAATCCCCATTTTGGCAATGTCTGTGGGAAAATGGCAAATATGTAAGCCGTTAAGGTATGTGCCTGTCCATAAGCATTGCTTGACCCAACAAGAATATTTCCCCCTGATCTTGCGGCAGTAACTACCGTGGGCTGAGCAGTATCACTCGTTTTGCAAAAAACCATCGCCGGATATGAAACGTCCAGAGCTATTGTTGCAGATGCACCTTGATATGCCCCGCTTGCTACTGAGTTAACCACTACCCTCCTGTAGAGACAAAATGGCGTGGACTGAGGCGTAATAAAGGGATTTCCATTATCCAGAGCTATCAGTGCGCCATAATCTGCCATTATGCTTTCTCCACAAAAACTACGAGCTCACATTCAGAGGCTGGATAATTTCCAATCCCAACGCTGTTTGCCGCGCCAAGAGTTATCGTATTTCCGCTGGCGACGATACTGCGCCCTACCGAGACCGCCCCCTTATCCAGAGAAACGACAAACCCGACCTTCATTCCTGCCGGAATGGTAAACGACCAGCTTCCAGAGTTTTGCCCCTCAGAAAGTTGAATACGTCCGACCACTGAAACTGGCTTAATACCATAATTGTTCGGATTGCCATTGGCATCCCATGTCTGAATGCCCCACGTCATTAAAATACTCCTGTAAGTTTACCAATCTGTACGCGGAGGACACCGTTCGCATCCCTGATGCTGTCAGTAACGTTCGTGGTCTTTCTTGCGCCCTGCCCATCGCTGCCGTAGTTTTCCCAGGTACCGCCTTTGTCCAGTTTCCACCCGGACTGCCCTGGTACGTAATTGTTGGACTGGATGAAGTTGCCAATTTTAGCATTGGTGATCGTGCCATCCTGAATAAACGCTGAGCTGATAAAGACCTGACCATTAACCACTGCGAACGGTGAATACTGGGTATCACCACTGCCACTCATCAGCACGAACTGATTAGCGTTAAAGCCAACCCTGGTTACTACCGGTTTACCGGCCTCAGCAAGCACAGCAATCGACATCCCGGCGTTGTAAATCACCCCGTTTATCCTCACGCCTGTTTTGAGGGTGTAGATTGCCGAAGCACCGGAGGCATCGACGACGGCTGTGAGCTTGTCTTCCAGTGAAGCGGTGACGTTATCGATCTGCGCCTGCACCTGTGTCGACATTTCGGCCATTGCCCTATCCACCTCAGCAATAGTCGTTTTCACAACCAGGATATCGGCGCGTACCTCTCCGTATTGCGCCCATTGATGTTCAACTGTTCCGTGGTTGGCCAGCGCGTTCTGCATTGCAGCTTCAAGATTGGTATCAATATCGCTGGTCAGGCGGTCGCCGTCGGCCGAGGTAAGGAAATCATCTGCAATTTCACCCAGATAATCATCAGCATTATCGTTAGACATCCCCCTAATCCAGTCGGTATATCCGGACTCGTTACCCGTTCTGTCAACCAACTGCGCGCGATACCAGAATTCCTGCCCGGCTTTCAGCCCGAGCTGGGTATATTCAGCAGATGGATAAGGTACGTCCGATAGCAGCAACGGATCGGAAAAGTCACTGTTGGCGGTGTACTGAATTTCTGTTTTGAGGGTATCGCCGGTGTTTCCCGGGAACCCCCAGTTCAGACGAATACCCCAGTTGATGGCCGTAGCCATAAAGCCCACTGGCTTGGGCGGATTGCCCACTTTGCCGGTCAACGTCTTCTCTTCTGAATATCCCCACCCGGAAGAAATTTCCGCTGCGTTAATAGCTCGCACGCGCACCAGGTACCGTCCGGCGTAGATGCCTGAAACGTCAAAGGAAGCGGTGGAGCTACGAGGCACGTTAACCCAGTTCCCGTCGTTGCGGCGCCACTGCGCCTCATAAGCGATGGCATTTTGTGCCTGGTCCCAGCTGACTCGCATGGTTTCGACGCTGATATTCTGCTGAACCACCGAAAACGAGCTGATCGCGATGTTGGCTGGCGGCGACTGATTACCTGGAGGGATGACACTTACCGGCCGCTGATCTATAACGGCACCTGTATCGATACGGGCATATTTATCCGGATCGTGATTTGCCCCCGTGATGGTATATGTCCCGTCATTGTTATCGGTGACACTAATTACCCTGTACTGCTGCGCATAGAGTTCATCAGATTCAATTACCCATACAGCCTCAGCCTGCGGAAGTTCACTAAAGGAAGTTGTTACGGTGACCATTTCACCGGACAGGGACTGAATCGTCCGGGATTGGGTAATACCCGACGGCAGGTTTACCATTATCCTGTCACCGGCCTTAGCACTTGGCACCCGGTCAAGCTTGAGGACGCGACCATTAACCGCGGATAATCGACCGCCTAAATCTCTCCCTGAAAGATTTCGGTCAGAAACAGCAATTATGTACCCCGGCTGAGGAATATTGCCGTCCAGACCAACGTCAAACGTTACAATCCTATCTTTATTGTTGGTCAGGATCCCCCAGCGCCCTTTTCTGTTAGCCTCAGACTGCCGGGTGCAACCGATGGCGGTGATCTCAAGCTGGTTGAAACCATAGCGCGCCACCAGCGCCTGCTCGAAGACGGGCTCCATTGCATCCGCATATCCATTTGCCGGATCTGACCAGGAAACAAGAGCGTTCGTGTAGCGACTTTTGGTTGTACTGCTGGAATATACGAATTTGCCGTCAACAACGTTTGCATGCGTGTAGGTAAAATCGACATCTCTGGGCATGTCTGCAAGGGCAACAATCTGGTCGTCGCCCCAGTAGGTCATGCCACGGAAGATTGCAGCAAAATCACGCAGGACGGTGTAAGCGTCATTCCGATCCTGAATGTAAACGTTGCAGGTGTAACGCGGTTCAGTTCCGCTACCCCCCTTACCGTCCGGTACCGATTGATCACAATACTGAGCGACCTGATAAAGCGTCCATTTGTCGATATTGGCTGCCGTTAGCCGATTACCAAGGCCGAAGCGGTCAGTGACCACCAGATCGTAAAATATCCACGCAGGGTTATCCGTCCATGCCCACTTAAATGCGCCCGTCCAGGTGCCGCTGTACGTTCGTGTTTCCGGGTCATAGGTATCGGGCACACGAATAACACGTCCGCGAGGCTCGCAGGAAATTTGCGGAATTGAGCCATTGAACTGGCTCGAGTCAAATTCAATGTACAAAAGCGCAGTGTTCGGATATCGAAGTTTGGCGTCGATTACTTCTGTGAAGCTTTGCAGCGTCATCGTGTCGCCAATCTTCGCGCTATTGGCATCGGCTGTAATTTTGCGCAGCCTGATGGTCCAGGTGCTGCCCGCCTGAGGTAAATCAATACGGTGGCTGCGCTCGTAACCTGACGTCGTTTTCCCGGTCACGCTGGTATTCAGCACTGTCTGCCAGGTGCCGCCATCTGTCTGCAGGTCAATTGCATAGTTGACCGAATAGCCAACCAGATCGCCATCATCCTCCTGTTTGAAGAGAGAAGGCCATTTTAGACGCAGGCGAACAGCTGAAAGCTGCGTATTGGTGAACGTGCGCGTCCACGCTGTAGAGCTGGAAACTTCGGAGCCTACATTGATTTCATTTTCGGTACCCGGGATCCCTTGAATGTATTTTTGCGCCTGAGTTCCAGAACGAAACTCCCACGCCACACCGCTGAAGTTCTGTGAACCATCTGCGTTCTCAAGTGCGGTGCCATCGAGATAAATATCGCGCGCAGTAAGGCCACCAGCAAACTCCCCCTCTCCCAGCGCGAGAAGGATTTTTGCCTTGGCTACTGACTGCAGATCGTCTGGCTGTTCTGTAGGAGTTCTTGAGCTTGAACTGCCGCCCTTGCGGCCTTTAATAGCGGTTGCTATAGCCATATTGCGCCCATAAAAAAAGCCACCCGGAGGTGGCTTATTGAAATGTGTTTAATCTAGTAGAATTCAACTTTCGTATTCGCTGTCATTAGTACTGGCTTCGGCACAGGATTCCCTGTGCTCTGCACTGTTACTTTACATATTTCAGGAACAAGCTTTTCGCTATAATGACAAGTATTCGTTGCTGTATAACCTTCCGAGTAAACTGATGTGTTTATAATTTTATAATCAAGAGGCTTCCTGTCTTTATCAACATAAGATATTTCGTTTTTAGAGAGGACCTTTCCAGAACCATAAAACTCAGAACGTATCAAATTATAATTATCATCATAAAAATGCTCAGATATTTTCTTACCCAAATAATAGGTATCTTTAATTAAGCCATTCGAGTAAAGACTATATCGCAACTCGTCACCATTTTCATTTTTAGTCAAAATATTACATTTTTCATCGAGCTGTATTGAGAAAGGCTTACCATCTCTTTGGCCAACAAGACTTCCATTGCTATTTTTTAAATTTGTTTCATGACCAGACGAAACGTTATCAAGATCTAAGCTTTCGACACAACCATTCTTAGCTAGTCTGATGGCGATTTTATAAGTGACCTTACCATTTTCTTCAACATCAGTATCTAATGATTTGACAGCTCCTTTAACTGGATTGAAATCAAACATAGTAGATAAATTATAGAGGAGAGGTATGTAATGGTTATCAGCTAAAGACATGCCTGAAAATAAGGAAGTACAAAGGAAAAGAGTAGATATTTTTTTCATTTTTGAATCTAAGCTCAAGTTACCCCATATTAAGTAAGCCCATTACAGCATGCTTACTGCTGATCTTCAACATAGATACCGGCGGAGATGATCGTGCCACCTATACGGCGCCGTCCGTACAAGAGCGGTACCGGATTGCCCTGAGCTGTCGTATTTGTTACTCCACCAAAGGCATAACTGGCCTTATTGTCTGCCGATTGCTTGCTGGCAAGTCCGGTTGTCTGTGGAGAAAGCATTTGTACGACACCGCCAAGGGCCATCGCAGCGCCAAATTGCATTAGAGGAACGCCGACAGCACCACCGCCAAAGTATGACGCCACAGCACCAACTGCGACCAAAGCCACGCCTAAGATGGTCTGGAATACTCCACCACGTTTACTCCCGAGGATAACCGGCGCGATACGGATGTCAGCTGTACTCTGATCCATAGAGAGCTCATCATCGTTCAGGTTACGCTTACCGCTGAAAACAGCGTAGGTTAGGCCGCGCTGCTTGCTGGTATTCAAAAAACGCTCGAAGCCTGGCACGATAACGCACAATGCGCGGATGGCTTCTTTTGGTGAGGCTACCGAAAGTTGGAATTCGCGGCCAAACGTAGTACCCAAAACACCATATAGACGAACAGTACGGACGGATTCGCACATTATCCCTCCTGCATGATTAGGCTTTTATGCCTGACAATTTTCATGGTTCTCTCCATCCAGTAACCTCCATATGGCACACGTTGACTGAGGTGACCATAAAGATGATGGAGAAGCATGTTCCCCTCCAGCAAGATCCCTGAATGGTTCCACTTATTCGATTCCAACTGCATGATGATCAAATCGCCCGGCATTGGTGATCCACTGAATTCTCGGAACCCACATTCGTACCAGCAATCCTGATAGAAATTATCCGGATAGGAGTCCTCCCACCACGGATAATCAACACGGTAATCCTGAAGTTCGACATCATGCTCCTGCCGGAAATAGCTCATCACCAGCCCCCAACAGTCGTAGTGTCCGAGCACAAACGGGCGCCCGAGCAACGGCAATTCTCCGCGGGGAGTAATGGTACGAAAGTCTCCTTCCGGCCAACTGACAATATGCCAGGGCAGCAACGTTGCATCGCATTGAGCCTTGTCCAGTTCGCTTGGTTGGGTCGTCGCGTCAGGGTGACTATGTACGATTCCCGTTATCGTCCCCCAGTCTTCAGCAGCGGCGTAATCCTCTGGTGAAAGGTGAAACTGTTCCGTTGGTTCAGCAGCCAGATTACGGCATGGGAAATAGCGTTCCACCCGGCTTTTCTGCGCTATCACGCCGCAGCATTCGTGGGGATAGTCTTTCGCAGCATGCGCCAGGATGTCCTGAATTGTTTTCTGACGCATGTTAACTCCTGATCAAAGATGTTCCTGGAAAACCACCGAAAGGAAGTTCATTGTGTTCACCAAACCGAAGCTTGCAGGCGGTGAGCGTGCCGTTGCATTCATCCAATGAGGGATCGCTTACCGGATTGTTGTTTCTGTCGAAGTAAAGCGTGCCGGCATAATCGCACCCATCGCCGGTGCGGTACCTATTCCGGATGCACCATGTGCAAAGGGAATGCAGCTGTCTGGTCGGAATCATCAATCCCTGCAGATCCATCGGGCTGGTAAGAACAAACTCGATACTTTCACCGGGAAGCTCGCTATTTTTACCGTCGATATAGAAAACCCGCTTCCTCACCTGCAAGGGATCTGCTGTTGGATTTCCATCCGAGAAATTGCGCGCATCCAGGTAATGCGCAAAAGTGTCATGAATCGTAACTTTGGCCTGCAGCATATCGTCATAGGCCAGACAGAGCGCAGTGATAGAGCTGTCAATGTTGGCAACGGTGAGCGTCGGCTGGGCGCTACTGCCATCGGTTGAAGCTTCCAGTCCCTCGAGCTTATATGGCCAGGCACCATACTCTTCGCCTTGCCACCAGATACTCTTCGCCTTTAACTTTGATTCGTCGCCACCAGCAGCCGCAATCTCTTCTGCAGTATGCGGGAGGTTATAAGCGTGAAAGCGCAGAACGTCGTCCAGACCAAACGCAGAACCGTCTACCTCAAGAAGACGTATTTTTTCACCCGGTTCGAGGCGTTGATAATCTTCAGTAATCATGGTGCGTATGCCTGTTTGAAGGTTGCTTTTATGGTCATCACTTTGCTGGATAGCGGCTGGGCTTTAATGGAATCAGCTTCAATCCGGTATAAACCGGTTTCGCCAACAGGAGACGTCCAGATAAAGGATTTTGTGATGTGCTTGCGGCAAAAACTCAGCGCATCGAGCATCTCTGCCTTTTTTCCCGTTAAGGTCATCGGCCATGACTGTTTTTCAGGGTTGATGCCTTCACCGGCGATCTGTTCAAAGCCGTCGCCAAAGGATGCAGAGCGTGTTGCGTAAGTGAACTCCCCTTCCATGCCCGCCTGAATCTGGGTTCGCCAGGTAAATGTTTCGATCGCCAACTTTCCTCCGGGTATAAAAAAACCCGCCGAAGCGGGTTAAGTAGATACGTCAGCTCAAAGGTATCTTTTCTTTAAATCTTCAAGCCTGCTGTTTTCTTGCTCTGTAAAGCCAGAAGCATCAAACATCGCTTCTTTATTTGCACCATTTACTCTCGTTACTGTAACTGTGAAGACCGCATCAGCTGGAGCATCAACCTGACCCCATTCAGAAAACTTATTCGGAGCCAATGCCCAAGTAGCTTCTTCACCCGGTTCAAGCCCGCCAGCAATTTCGTAGTTAAAATCTTTTTCCAGCCATGGAACTGAACGTCCATCGCTGGCTATCACTCCATTGAAGTACACACGGGAAATAGCTTTATCAGTATTGTTTTTCACAACAAGGCGAATAATAGGTTGTGGCTTACCATACTCTTCAGGTTCTAGGCTAAATCGAGATGATAGAACCTGTACTTTTTTGAGTTCTTCTTTGGCCTTCTCAGAGTCAGCTTTTTTCTGTTCAAGCTCTTTAATTTCCTGAATTGCCTGCTCTTTCTGCTTAAGTTCCCTCTCGGCAGTTACTTGCTGAGCATAAGAGATAATTTCATCGCCAGTTTTGCCAGACAGGGGCTCGCGCATCTTCTTGCTTAGATCTTCTTTGTCACTTTCTGACGATGCTCGCATCAGATCAGCCATATTAATGTTACTGAACGCTACGACCTTTAAAGCATTATCAAATTCCTCCCGTTTATTTTCCGGAAGTGATTCTCTGACCTTGGCTATAGATGATTTCATTGCGTCATCAGTTGATGAGTCAATTTTAGGTTTATCGCACCCGGCTAATAAGAAGGAAAGAAATAACACACCTACAATTTTTTTCATGTCCCTATTCCATCAGTAAAAATTGAGATTAATCCTATCAGGAATTGGCATAACGGCAAAATCTGCGGAGGCACTTTATCTTGATTTCGTAGCATTCCAGATGAGACCTCCAGGCTGGAGCTGTTTGGCTATACCTGCGCGTACTGACTGATCAATGGTCTGCTTGTAAGCCCGAGAAATGGCGTCACTGTCATCAGAAGCCTGCTGCTGAGTGTTCTGGTTATGAACGATCACGGACGTTTGAACAGTTACGCCGCCAGTTGCCGAAGATTGCAGCCCATACATCGGGGCGCGGCCAACATAACCGCCGTTTGCATACCCCTGAGCTCCATGCATAAGCGCATACAGATTGCCGACACCCAGTGCACGGGTCGCTTCCTTCGTAAACACAAACTCACCGCCGTGTACAACGCCTCTCGGTTGGTACTTACCCCCATCTCCCGTGTAGCCGCCTCCATCAAAACCGGGGACCAAACCACCACCTGAGAAACCAAAGAACGCGCCGATACCGGTTCCACCAAACGCTGACTTCATTCCATTAACCAGAGCCAGTTGGGTCAGCATCTGGGCGATCCCCTTGAGGAAAGTGGAAAGGAAATCTGAGAAGTTAGATTTACCTGTTGTGAAGAAATCAGTCAGGGTACTGGCCATCCCGGTGAACGCGTTACTAGTAATCGTCTGCACCTGGGAGTACACATTGGTCGCGCTGTCTTCGAAATCAGCCCATCCCTTTTTCGCGCCGGTCAGCCAGTCACCGCGTAGCTGATCCTCAGCATCATAGTAATCGTTAGCTGCCTTAAGCTGTTTCTGGTATCCCTCTTCATCCAGCGAACCACCAGTATTTTTCCAGCCGGCGGCGAGCTGACTTTTTGCCAGCTCTCGCTGCGCCTGGCGGTCACTCATCCCCGCGCCACCCAGTAATGCGGCCTGTTTCTCAGCCATCTGCGTGACGTATTTCTGCGAGGTATCCATGCGCTTGTTCAGCAGTTCCTGCGCGGAAATCTGATCACCCAACAGGGCTTTCTGCCGCGCTAACTGTAGCACCTGGTCTTTACTCGCGAGCAGAGATTGCTCCTGCTTTGTCAGAGAGCGAGATCGGGAGGCCTCTTCCAGCACCTGAAATTTCGCTTCCGTAGTCCAAAGGTCTTTGCGCTGTTGGCTGATAGTGTCGTTCAGCCCTTTATGCTGCTGCAGCGCGCGTAACTGTGCCTGAAGCGCCAGTAGCTCGGCCTGGGCAGCATCCGTGCTGCGATCGCCAGCCGATAAAGTGCCCTGCTTTCCGGTTTTCGTCTTTTTGCCAAAAGCAGCAACCTCTTCCCGATCCTTCAGGGTGGTTGCAGTACTTATCTTTCTAGTCGTATCGAGGTATTTACCTGCACTGATATCAGCGGCATCCCAGTCTTTTTTCAACTGAGAGACGCTGTCGCCATAAGCGCTGGCCATTTGTTCGTTATAGTCCTGCCATCCCTGCAAAGTATCCGTTTTCGCCCAGTCAGGAATGAGATTAATCGCAGCCGCGATAGAGGAAGAAATGATCTGGTTCAGCTTCTGGAAAACGATCGCTACGCTGTAATAAATTGCGTTGAATTCCTTCAGTGTGTTTGATGCCAGCTCTGCTACCCACTGACCGATATTGTGCATGGCCTCAGACGCCCAGTCTTTGATATCCAGCCACAGGCGACCAAACGGTGTCAGCGAGTCGTAAGCCTGCTCTCCACGTTCTGCCATCGTATCGCCAAACAGGTCCATAGCCTGTGTAACGGCCGCGGTCTGGTCCTTCTGTTTCACCAGCTCATCAATGTGCTTAAGCTGAGAAACAGTCAGGAAATTGTATTGTTCGTTTAGACTCTGAAGGGCTTTAACCGGATCCTTTTCTATATCCTGATATGCCTTGGTGATGTCCTGCGCCGAAACAATACCGGTTTGAACTGCAAGTGCCGTAGAGCCTGCCACTTTTTCAAGCTGCTGCTGTGTGAGCGATCCCATGCTAATCAGTTCAGTCATCAGACTCTGAACGGTTTCTACAGTAGCACCAGTAGAAGCAGCAATCGACTGGGAGGAAGCCATTACCTGGAGCGCTGACGTGCCTGCAATGTTGCCAGTCCTGATAATGGCCTTGTTAATTTCGTCGTAGGCGGTGAAGTAGTCCGCTCCCGCTTTTGCAGCAATCAGAACAGCACCGGCCAGGCCACCAATGGCCACTCGGGCAGGAGTCACCATCGACAACATCGCTTTCAGAGCATTGCCTACACCGCCAAACGAATCGCGCAGCTGGCCGCCCTGCTGAATGGCTACCATATAAACCGGCATACCGGACGCCAATGAAGTTACGATGTCGGTCATTTGCATTGGTAGATAACGCATCGCGTTGCGGTATTGCCCCGCGCTGATCGCTCCTGACTTCCACGCTTCCTCCTGCTCTTTCAGTCGGGCGATCATCGGTGCAGCACGATCGGACACGCCAAGTTGGGCTGCTTTTAGCTCTAACAGTTCTGCGCGCGTTTTTCCGATTGCTGTGACCTGCTCTTCCAGCGAATCGATAAAGGTTTTGCCCGCCGCAGCTGCACGCTGCGCTGCCTGTGCCTGTTCAATGCGAGCCCGCCCCTCTGCGGTCTCAGACTCCATGACCTGCGCCAGTTTAGCCCGGGTCGTCTCAAGCACGCTGTTGTAGCGAGTAAAGTCTTCATCCCCTACCAGCCCTTTACCGCGAAACTTCGCCAGGCTCTCCTGGATCGTGTCCAGTTCATCCAGCGCCTTGTTGACCGGGCTGATTTTATTCAGCAGGTTCTGCAGCTCCTGGCGCTGTTGCTTCAGGCTTTCGCTGTTTTTCTTTTGGTTATCGATACCGGTGCGGAACGTACTGTTCAGGTCATCCGCTTTACCTGCCGCGGCGGACGCGGTCTCCTGAAAGCGATCCAGTGCCTGATTACCGCGCTCCAGCTCACTGGTATTTACACGCAGGGAAATCGTGGCGATATCGTTACTCATTCCGCCCTCTCTTTATGCATAATTTTTAGCGCAGCACTTTCCATCACCCGGATGTCCGAAAGCGCGGTTGCCTCGTCGTCGACGTTATGCAGACGCATTACCCAGGGCAAAACGTTATAGTCGAGCCCGGACGCGCCGCCCATTCCCGTTCGCCATTGCGTGCTGACAGCCTGAAATACAAGGAATGAAGGCCAGATATCGGGCCAGACATCTACGAAATTATCGTCATAGTCATCCGGCGTAAGCCCGTAAGGCGCCAGATCTGCCGCGGTGGGTTCAGGCGTATAGAACGCAGAGGCAACCGCTATCAGTTTTTTTCACGCTGCCCCATCAGCTCGCGGTAGTAGGTTTCCGGGATGGCCTTCATCGCCGCCGGATAGTTTTCCAGCAGCACCGACAGGTTTTCCGCGTTGAATGCATCGGGAAGTGCCCAGCCAGCAATGATTTCCATCAGAAAATCAGTGGCGGTTTTGCCTTCCATTTTCTCCAGATCCGCCAGTTCTTTGAGTGGCTTGTGATTGAATGTGAACGTCAGCACGCCATCCTCATCGCCGGCTCGGGGGATCGAGACATTGGCCTTAAATGTTGGTTTGGGCTGAAGAGTGAATTTGGTCGCCATCGATACCTCTTAACGGAAAAAAGCCTCCACAATAGGAGGCATTGAATAGTGAAAGCTCTGACGGCTAGGCGGCAGCGTCAGTCACCTTGTAGAACGTCATCGCCGGTGACTGAAGGTTCAGCACCACACTTACTGTCTCTACCTCGTTAACCGCAGTAGTTGGCGTATCGTCAAAGGACGCCGTGGCCGCCCAGTAACGGTTTTCCTTCGCCTTCGGCACGTACATGTAAGCCGCAATCGTCTCTTCGTCTTCATCCAGTTGGCGAAGCAGCGGATATACGGGGAGAGTGGAGTCATGCGCGATCGAATAGGTCTGGGAGACTGCGGATTTATAGGTATTCAGGTTTCGCTGGCGGTCGTCGCTCAGGAACTGAATCTGTGTGGTGTTCTGATCGCCACCAGATTTCGACACCTCAGTAATTTGCGGCAGCTCGGTCCATTCAAGCACCTTGCGGATCGAACCGGTACCGCCACCAGCGGCATATTTGTTTTTGTTGGTGGTATTGATGTTGCGAAGAGTTACGGCGCTTTCGGCAATCGCATCAATTTTTGCAATGACGTTATCAACATCGGACCAGTTGCAGTTCACATGAACAATATCACCCACATTGAGTGCGTCCGCTTCACTCACGGTGATCACCATATTTTCGGCGTTCGTCGCCCCGGTGAAAGTAATGGCTGGGCCATAACCCGATGCCAGATAGACGTGAGCGCCGTTAGGCAATGCAAAGCCCATATTGGTTACTCCTTTAGAAACGGGAAAACCGGCAAAGAGCCGGTCAGGTTTAGAAGGTTGTGAGGATTAGCTGGAGATATCAGCTCGGTAATTGAGACTAACGGGAACGGTATAAGAAACAGATGTAGTGATACCGCGGAAAACACCAGGCGTTTGATCTATCCAGCATGTAAAACCCCTGCCTTCAATCTCCTGCCCCTCGGGGAACAATTCAGCCACGCGATCAGCCAGGGCCACAACATCGCTACGGCCTGTGCCGGCTGGGGCCACAACGTTAATCTGGTATACACCTGAATAAATGCGGCAGCGCAATCCAAGGTCTACCGTACGCGGCGTGGCGGGCATGTCATGGACAGCAAGATAGAGCCCATCAGATGGTGGTGTGAAAGGCACGTTTTCCCAGGCAACTGGGATCCCTTCAGCATCAGCCCACTCGCCGAGCCTGGCGGCCAGCGCCGCCGCGATATCGGGGATCATTTAGTCACCTCCCTTACTGCATCCTCAAAAAATCGCTGAAGCTCAGCAGCAGTAATGCGTACCATGCCTCCCGGAGCCTGGGAAGAGTGCCCCATCTCCAGTCGATACGCGTAAGGGACGTTGTTGCAGAAATAAATAGCCTTCATCCCGACTTTGAACAGCGACAGCGTGTAATTTCCTGCGGCTTTTGTCAGATTTCCGGTTTTATCGACACGTCCCGTTTCATCTGTGGTCGGTGCATCAAAAGACACCTGCCAGTTGCCCCGAAACCGTCCACCGGTATATCCGGGCGGCGCTTTGATATCCATCCCATCCACCAGTCGAGCCTTCTTCTTGAGTCGCCCGGTTTTAGTCAGATTATTAGGGTTCGATTTTTGCGCTTCGTTATGGTCGTATACCGCCTGATTGTAAGAGGCTGCCGTCTGGTTGATGCCCCAGAGTTCGGGGTTGCCGACAGGTGACATCATCACCAGTTGATTAAGGATCCGAATGCCGACAGCACGTACGACCGCTTCCTGATTCGCTTTGGCTTTGTCAACGAACGCGGTGATGGCAGCCGTGAACGCCTTGTTATCGCTCATGCTATGCCCTCAACTGAGATTTGTAGCAGAGCACCACACCGCCCGGTTTCACCGGATTAGGCTTAACCACGCGATGCATTACGCCGTCCATGTCGATAAGATCGCCGGTTTTAATTTCCTTCTCAGCGGTGAAGACAATCCGAACATCGCCGTTTTCTATGACCGTTCCGTCAATTTCTCCTG